AAAGATATTGTGAAACTGATTTTGGGTGATTATCATTATTTTGTAGATTTTGATGGAAAACTATTCAAAACTCACAAAAAAATATCATTTAAAAAAATAATTATATAACATTTCTTTCAGAAAATGATTCTATAGAATATCTTCGATTGTAATTAATTAAGTAATAAATAGTTTTATTTGAGAGTAGCTTTTGAATGGAGCAACTGTTTCACAATGGATCCTAAAAAGATTAGTTCTAAAGAAACATATCTTGAAGAGATTAAATCATTTAAAAATAATAAATCATTTAAATAATATTATTATCATAAAATTGTAAATATGAATCGAGATTTTGTCAAATTTTTATCTGAAAAAAATGGTTATTATCGATTATCCACTAGCACTTTTAAAAATATAATATCTCTAAATGAATTTCCACAATTAATTATACAAATATTAAAGAATTGTAAAGAAATAAATGAAATTGATATTAGATTTCATCAATGGACTGAATATTTATATGATATTATTCTTTTAAATCAAAACATTAAAAAAATGAAGATATATTGCATGAGTAAAAGTGATACAAAACCATTTTGTGATTTTATTTCAAATGAAAAATGTCCTATAAAAATATTATTTATTGGATTAGACTTTTCATTCGAAGATATTGATAATCCTTATGATCACAAATTTTTCATGAAATCATTAGAAATTGCTTTGGCAAAAAATACATCTATTCGTATTTTTAATTCATCATCGATTTTGCAATTAAATTATATTGATTTATTAAAATATCAAGTAAATCTTACAGAAAATTGGAATAAATCAATAAAACATTCGGATCATTTAAAATTAATATTAAAGGAAAAGCTTCTTATTGATAAAAACATTGATGAAATTATTTCAAAATATAAAGAGATTAGAAAATCATTACGATGGAAAATTTTATCAAAAAAGAAAATATCATATTGTTATACTTTATTTTTACATTGTGTTTTAAGAAAATTTATTTCAAAAGATATTGTAAAACTTATTTTAGGTGATTTTCATTATTTTGTGGATTTTGACAAAAAAATCTTCAAAACTCACAAGAAAATATTATCTAAATAAATTAATTATTTCACAAATTAATAAATGATTTAAAATTGGTTTAAATAATTTAATAAAAAATTTATTATTATTATAAAATCAAAATGATGCGAAGGCAAGTTTTTTCCGAAATCAAAGTAGCAAATAAAAATAGGAAACTTTATAACAAATCTTATAATGAATTAATATCTTTATTTGTAAAAGAAGAAAATTATATTCAAAACATTTGGAGTTTTTGGAGAAGAGATTCAGTTAAATTTTATATAATTCCTTTTTCTTGTATAAATTGTTCAGAATCAAGATTTAAATTTCCAGATTTTCTTCACTCGCTACCCATTCGAATTGGAAATAGTATATGTCTTTGTGATAAATGTCAAAAGAAATTTGAATTTGTCGCTAAAAATTTATTTAAATTAAATTCTAAACCAATACATCAAAGAGATTTTGCACCTTTATTGCAATATTATACTGTAAAATCTAAAGAATATTTTGATTTGCGCGAAAATAAAAAAGAATGGAACATAATTAAGATTAATGAAAAAACAGATGGAATAATTGATTTGAATTAATAAAATGCTTTTATTTTTTTATTAAATAAATTAATAAATAGATTGAATCGCAAAAAAATGCTTAATTTAAATTTTAGAAGAAATATTTTAAATGTAAAGAATACTAATGATATTAATAATAAATTACAAGAAAAAGAATTGTTTAATAAAGTACAATCATTTTTGAATCAAAAAGAAAATTATGAAAAGAATATTTGGGGAATAAGACAAAAATCTCAATTAATTCCTTTAGGTTGTCTAAATTGCTCATATTCAATATATAAAATAAAAGATTTTCTAAATCGATGCCCAACAAATTTTGGAAAAAGTATATGTTTTTGTGAAAATTGTAGTGAAATTTTTGATAAAAAATATTCTGAATTGATGAGAATAATAAAAATAGAGGATTTATCAGAAGCTCCCAGAATAATTTTTAATCCATTTGAAGAATATATAAAAAATAAAAAACTAGAAATATCAAATAAAAAAATCAATAAAAATTGGGAAATACTAAATTAATTAATTTTTATTTTAATAAATCATTTATAAAATTGAAATATGTTTAAATGACTTATTGAAATTTTTTATAAATCATTTATATGGTAATTAAAATGATTTATGGTAAAAAATATTACTATATTTAGGTTTTTAGGATGATTTTGACATTATTGGGAACTCGGATTTCATCCCAGAGTGAAGCTGAAAAAGTTTTCATTTCAACAACACAAATTCACTTTTTGGAGGAACAAAAACAAACAACAACTATTGTCTTTAAAAATAATGAAACAAATTCTTGCTAATTTTGTTTTATTTGCTCTTTTTTTGGGATGTTTTGCTCAACAAATGCCTTTAGATAATTATGGATTATCATCATCATTCGACGGAAACTCTGGATGCAGATGGCTAAATTCATTTAATAATGGTGTAGTCTCTGGATTAATAGATCCGAGAATTACCGCGAATAGCAATCTTATTAGAAACTTTACATATATGTGTAATGGAACTCATGTTGTTAATTACCAAACTTATAATTATTTTACTGGAACATATTTTCCAAATTCTATGAATGAAACTGCTGATAACGCACAATTAAGTGCCTATGGTCCAGATGGATGTAAAGTTGTTAGTTTATGGTGTGGATATTCAGATGCATACCGAACTGTCCTAGTAAATCAAAGAACCTTGTTTCCAGTATTTAGTGTATCCAAGACTATTTACATGGTTTTACTTGGCATTGCTCAAATGGATGATTACTTTGATTGGGATGATAATTTTGCTAGCTTAATGCCTGGATTTCAAATTACAACTGCTACTGTATCTGATATCTTTGGAGATTATGTAATTTATAAAGAAAAAAAACTAATTTATTTTTAAGGCTCCAGGAACTCAAGAATTTAGCGGATTTTATGACATTAATGATATAACATTAGGATCATACAATCATACTAAAATGAGAAATTTTGTTAATACTATGTCTTTAGTTGCTCCAGTTGAAACACTCAATGGATATAATACTGGTTCGTCTTATTATTTATTTACAATTTTTAGTTAATCATGGAGTTATTGCCGATGAATTCTTAATTCAACTTACTGGAATGAATACCACTCAATATACTGATCTTCATATTAATAATGTTATTGGAACTGAATTTTATTTTGGACTTAGACCAGATCAAACTAGTCAATTGGCTCGTTTAGCTTATCTTTCACAAGGATCGGTTCCAGTATTGGGAAATCCAGTTTATGCTGGATTTGTTTGCCAAGCAGTTAATTGCACTTTATTAGCAGAAGGAGAATATGTCTTTAGAACTGATACTATTCAAGGAAGATCTATTTCACCAATTGTGGGAGTAAATAACTTTATTTCCAACTATATTCAAGATATTTTTATACCAAGTGCAGTAAGAATATAATTATATTAATAACATACATAGGGTGCTTTTGGATCAGCTGATGATTTTGGATTACTCTTTAACTTTATTTGTCAAGGAGGAAAAATAGGAAACACTCGATTTTTATCCAAGAGAGCAATCAATGAATTTTCTCAAACAATTTATAATGGAACTGACTTTATCTATTTCTATACGAATACTTCAGTGACTGCAAATGGTCTTTTCAAGAATTCCGGATCCAAATATTACTTCTCAAGTGATCCAAATGCAATTTCTCATTCTGGAGCCAGTGGGGCTTTTGTTGGATGCAGTCCAACATCAACTTCAAGAGGTGGAGTTTATGCAGCCGCATATACAACATCTGTCTTAAAGTCTGGTTCAGATACTAATAATCAACCCCCTTCGGTTGTTAATCTCTTACAAGCAATTGAAGATACTATGAGTAATTTGAAGAGTCATAATAGTTGTCCATAAATTGATGGATATTATCATAACTTTCATTGATGTTATTTGAATTTGTTGTTTTTTCAATCTTTATGATTTTTTCAATAAATTTAAACTTTTTTTTAATATTTTATTTATTTTGGGTAAAGGAAAATATACAATTATTTTAATCGTTTATTGGAAATATTTTTATATATCTTTTTTTATTTTTTTATCAATATTTTTTGAAAAAATTTATAAATGAAATTTTTCAAAAATAAATGAAAGATAAAAATATAATATCAAAAATTAGAAAAGATAAATGAATTGTGAATCTTGTAATAGAAATTTTAAAGATATTGAAAGTGCTAGATTTCAACCAATAACATGCAAACACGAACTTTGTGAAAAATGCATAGAATCAATAAAAGATAATACATGTCCAATTATACATTGTAATGCTAAATTTTCTGAATATGAATTAATGGATGATATAAAAGATGAAGAAAATATAAATCCAAAAGAAATAAAAAGAGGAAAAATATTGCTTTCTCCTATAATTGGAGAAATAGATACTGATATATTATCAAGTTTATTCATTTATTATACAAATGATATGCCAAAATATATAAAAATATCACAAAATAATGCTGGAGAGTATTTTGCAATGATCCAATTAGATGATCCAACAAATCACAAAAAGATATTTAAACTATTAAAAGATGGATTCAATGAAAAATCAAGTTTATTCAAAATAGCATCTTTGGGAAACTTCTCAAAATGCTCTTTATCAATTATAGAGGACATTGAAAAACAAGAACAAAAAGAACAAAAAGAACAAAAAGAAAAATCCATTATTCTTGACAAAGAAGAAATTATTCCAAAAGATTCTAGAGAAATTTTTTTAGAGGATGATAAATCTAATATAATTGAAAAAAAGGAAGAATTAAATATTGAATCAATTTATGATAGATTTTTCAAAAATATTTTAGAATCTGAAGAAGATTTTGAAAGTAATATTGATGAAGTTGATGAAGTTGATGAAGTTGATGAAGTTGATGAAGTTGATGAAAATAAAGAAATAGATTCTGTGATTGAAGAAAAAATGGAAAAGAGCGATAATATATTTGAAATTATTGCAAATAATCAACAATATAAATGGAATATTGAAAATATAAAATTTGAAAAAATTGGAAATGTGCTTATGAAAAAAGATGAAAATATTATAGAAGTTGAAACTGATGTATCAACATCAAGTTATCAATTGAGTGGAAAGATTGATTTAGAAAAGGATTCATTTTTTATTTTATCATATGAAATAGATCTTATTAAAGGTGGATTTTCTATTGGAATTTTATCAAATGATCAAGTTAGTTGGATTACTATAAAAACTCATATTCAACTTGGTACACATAGTGGAAAAATAGAATATAAAAGTAATGAAAAAACAACAATATGGTTGATAATTGCAAATAATGTACAGCAACCATCATTTTCAAAATTTATTATATTGGATACTACGCTTATTGTAGGTACAAAAAAAGAAGAATATTTAAATGAAATCGAATTGGAAGAACCTGAAAATATGATAAAAGAATCAGATAAATCATCTTTAGTTAGTGCAATACAAAGTAATGATCCAGAAAAGGTTAAATATATCTTGGATAAATTCCCAAATCTTAATATAAATGAATTAACTTCTTTAAAATTAACATATTTACAAATTGCATCATGGAAAGATGATAATAAATGTGCTAAAACAGTTGAATATTTATTGGAAAAAGGGGCAGATCCTTATATTTGTGATAGAAATGGTTGGAATTCTATTGAATATTCAATAAGCAGCAATAATATGGATGTTTTCAAATGTTTTTTTAATAGAAACTTAGTTCGTGAACAAGATATAGAAATTAGTTTAAAAAATAATCCAAATTCTGAATGTCTTAAACTTATAGGAGTTTCTCCAAAGTTAATTGTAATTAAAGAAAATCAAGAAGTGAATTCAATTGTAAATGAAAAAAAGGAAATAAATATGGAATTGGATAATAAAAATATAAATGAAAAGATTTCAGAAATTAAGAATACAAAAATGAAAAAAATAAATGAAATAATAAGCAAATTAATATATCGTTTATTGAGAAAAGCAAAATTAGCTATTGAAAGAAATCCATTATGTGAAGAATTTGTTATTGAATTACTTCCATGTGAAATAATAGAATTTGGACTTTGTATTGAAGATATAACTGATAAAAAAAGATTTGAAAAATTATGCAAATTATTGGGCGAAGAATTTTTAAAATTTCCAGATATTATTTTATCAAATATAAAAATATCAAATGATGGATCTGGGTGGATTTTAGTAGATATTAAATTACCCTAAATATATATTTTTTTTGTTTCAAAGGAAAATATCTCAAATGGATTAAATCATTTATGTTTAAATAAATAATTATTATTAAATTGATTTTATTTGTTGCAATACAAAAATAATGTATTTTCAGTAAATTTGAATTAATTATAAATTATTTAATATAAATTCATAAATGATTTATTTTCTTCATTTTTACAAATAATAATTTTAAAATTAGTTTTATTATTTTTAATAAAGCGATTGTAATTAAAATATTTTTTATAAATGATTTATTATTCATAAAATATTATTTAAAGTTTAATTTACATTTAATATTTTTTATAAATGAATTACTTCCGAAAGAAGCTATTGTAAACAATTACTTCCGAAAGAAGCTATTGTAAACAATTATTAAAATAATAATTATGCAATATTTTTAGATTTATCGTTTTCGTTTGAAGAACTATGGCATATAGAATAATAATAATTTTTTGATGTTTCATCATCTGAATAAATTGATAGAATATTATTATAGAATTGAGAATCAAAAAATACTTTCATTGTTAAAGATTCAATAAATTTCTCATCACATTGAAATTTATATAAATCTCCACCACCAACATTATTTGCGATTTTTTCAATTAAAATTGCATCATCTAAAGGACATTTTGTATTTGATTTAACTTTAATAAAGTATGTTAATGATGGAATATTGGTTTTTTTCTTCAATAATTGATCCAAGTTTGTGGGTTCATTTTCAGACATTTTTATTAAAATAGTAGATAATTATTATTTTTAATTAGCTTCTTTTTAAATTAAATGATTTAAGAATTTATAAATCATTTAAAATTTATTTTAATTATAATATTTTATAAATGATTTAAGTTGAATAAATAATTTAATATATATAAATATATTTTGCGAATATTTCAAAATAATAAATATTTTTTTATATTCAATATAAATTTTAATTTATTTTTAAATAAATAAAAAACAATTGTTTTAAATATAAAAAAATATTTATTATTATAAAATTAATGGAAGAGAGAAATTTTAAGAGACCAAATTCAGAATTTATGGAAAAAATTCCAGATCCAAAAACTTCGCTCTTATCAGATAAGGCAATTTTGCGGAATATCGAAAATGGAAAAATAATAATAGATCCTTTTAACATAAAAAATTTAGGAACGAATTCATATGATGTGTGTTTGGGTGATGTTTATTTTAGAGAACAAATAAATGATCTTGGAAGTAATATATATAATCTATATAGTCAGGAAGAAGTTTCAAGAATATGGGGAAAACCGCAAAAAGCTGAAAATGCTGGAGAATGGATGAAAAAAACTGGAATTAAATTGGAAAATATATTTGATGATGATGAAATCATATTTATTGAACCTGGAGAAACTATACTTGCAATAACGCAAGAATTTATTGGTGGAAAAGAAACTATAACAACTGGAATGCATGCAAGATCATCATTTGGAAGAAACTTTATTGAAGTTTGCAAATGTGCTGGACTTGGTGATACGGGGTTTATAAATAGATGGGTCATGGAGATTACATCCAATTCAAGAAGATTTACAATGCCTTTAGTTGTTGGTAGAAGAATTGCACAAATTATGTTTTGGGATACAGAGGGAACATTAAAATCATATGAATCTAATGGAAAGTATCAGATATCTAACAACATAGAAGAATTAAAGAAATCTTGGATTCCAGATATAATGTTACCAAAATTATATAGAGATTATGAAATTGCTGAAAAAAAACAAAAAAACAATAAAACTTTATAAATCATTTAAAGAAAATATTTCACTTTTTTTCAAAAAATATTGAAAGATCAATCTTGATTTGAGTTTTGATAATCGTTGTTTAATATTTCCAGATCTTTTGAAATTAATGGATAAAGAAGAATTAACAAATATAAATAATACATATTTTCTTTATTGGATATTAAATCATTTAAAAAATTAAATCATTTTTTTTCAAAAAAATATTAAATATGGATATTATTTTAAGTTTTGATAATTATTGTT